CTTGCTCGTCAATACGAACATAACCTTGATGACCCTTCATTGAGTCAATGTCATGTTGCAAGGTAAAACTTACTGTGTTACCAGACTGAAGACAGCGAAAAGTTGCCATTGATTAACTCCAAAACAAGAAAGGGGGGCGAACCCCCCTATTCTCAAAGCACTGCCCGACCAATCACAATTTGCAAAGTGGTTGCGGCTAAGTCAACTGAACCTGCTGTTGGGTTGTAGGTCACGATAGTCACAGTGTTAGCGGCAGAAATATAGGCTCTACGAACCAATCCTGCTTCACTCACACCAATTGACATACCAAGAACCATGTCACCCAAAGCAACGCCTGGAACAGTCACTGTGTCAGTTGCCGTAGCAGTAGTAGCGATTGAGGCGCTATCTAGAGTACAAGCCACATCCCAAGTATCTGTAAACAAGCCACGAAATTGATCGTTGCCACGGCGGGAAACGACTGCGGTTGCTGCTGCCATTTTGATTTCTCCTAATAGGTTAAAAAAGTCCCCCCACCACTAGGGCAGGGGGCGCAACTGCAATTAGGAAGGCACAACCAAAGCGAACATGGCGGCAGCATTCGGGTCAGTTGCAGTGGTAGAAGTGCGCAGAGCCTTCACACCATACAACGTGTCCGAAGTGAACAGCGTACCCAAGTACTCTTGTTTGTACTGAGTTTGTGAACGGATGCCCACTTGCTCAACCAAAACCATAGAGTCTTTGTGACCCATCAAGCAAACACGGGCGATTGCAGTACCAGATGCGGGGAAAGTCGCAGTGGCAGATGCAGAGTCAGCGTTGCTGGAAGTGAACACGGGGATGCCGTACAAGTTACCGATTTCACCATTGCGGATGGTGTTGCCATCACCCACAAAGGCTTGCTCAGTGTAACGAGCCAAACCCATCAGCGTGTTACGGCTAGACGGGGGGATGATGAAGAAGCGACCATCCATGGGAGTGTCGTTGTCATCCAAACGCTGAATGGTGCGGCGAATAGCAGCGTCAGTCAGAGCAGTGGCGTTACCAGTGTTGGTGTTAGCCGTGTAGTCGAAGGCAGTCGTGCCATCACCACCGATGAAGCCACCAGCATAACGAGCGTTGTCAGCAGTACCGCCGTTGGCAGAACGACCCAACTGGATCAAGTCGGTATCGACTTGTTTAGCCAGGGCATAACCAGCATCATTGGTATAGAACTGACGCAAGCTGTTCAGGGCTTGAGCCTCAACGATGTCTTCAATCAAGCGGCTATATTCATAGTGCTTGTTGATGGACACTTGAACTTCAGTCTCAGTGGATGCAATCAGCGTCACTGCGGTAGAAGCGGCCTTGGCAGAAGCAGAACCACGATAAGGTGCAGGAATGTGAACAGTGTCACCCTTCTTGCCCTTGAAGTTCATCTTCATAACCAAATTTGCCAGCACCAAGTTTTTCTTGTATGCGGCAACAATTTCATCACTCCAAATTTCAGGAATGAATGTAGCGGCGGTAGTCGTGGTTACCGCAGGGGTAGGAAATGCCATGATGTTTCTCCTTAGAAACGAAAGTTAAGTTACTTGACCCGACCTTCAGAATACGCAGCAAGAATTTCATCATTCAGTGCCTCGTATCGAGCCGGATCGGTCATCTTCAGCCGAATCAGGTCAGCCCGTCTGTATACCCTCTTTGAACTCTCACCAGTTCCACCAACATCCACTTGTGCGGCCTTCATGCTCTGCTTCCTGGCGGTTTCACCCGCTTGTTCAGTCTGCTTAGACTTGACACCACGCAACTGCTTGTAAGTAGACAACAACTCATTGGCACTATCGAAATCGAACTCACCATCAGCTTTTGCATACAGACCAAGGCGAATAGGCGAGGATTTCACCCAATTCACAAAGTCCTGATCTTGAGCAATCTGAGTGTAGTCAGGATGCTCTTGCACTAACTTCTGCTGAATCTGCATCCTCTTGAACTCAACACCTGCTTGACGGGCGGCGAGAACATCAGGATGGTTATCAATAGTCTTCTGAACTGCCTTCTGTGGATTCTCAAAGAAATCTACTTCTGGCTCTTCCTCTTTAATAGTCTGTTGCTTTGAACTGAGGTTCTGCTTAATGAGTTCGTCAGCAAGTTTCCTTACCTCTCCCACTTCTTGCGCTTGCTTGCCAATCAACTTCTCAGCTTCTTGGTGCATCCGAACAATGTCTTCTAGACTTTTATCCCTGTATTTATCAGGGAGTCCAGGGCTTGCTGGCGCAATGGTATTAGATAGCTTGGATTCTTCAGCTTCTAACTCACTTTTCATCTCAGGTTCTTGGTCAATCAACATATTTTCCCTTTTCCTGCCGTTTCGGTTGTAGGAGAATCAACTCGACATTTCTGTTTAAGAGTTGGCTTTGCGTTCAGATTTTAGCTTGTCAAGGTGGCTTTTCTCAAACTTCCCATGCGCTGATGGAAAAGAACCAGACCACCCCTCTAACCTAAATGCTGGCGCACTAAGAATGCGGTTGGCTGTTTCACCGCATTCACACCTAAAACTCTGAGCCTCATAAACACAGAGTCTTTCGGTTTTATGCCCGTTTGCACAGGCAAATTCAAACATTCTTTTCATTTAGTTCCTCGTATGCTCTCTCGCTGACCTGTCGCAAGGTTTTCAGCCAAGTAAGTATAGAAAGTTCACCTTTTTTGAATTGTAGGCTTTGTTCATCAGGAATCACAGATATATTATTCAAGGATGCAATCATGGTGTCAATATCCTCCACCAAGTCTTTCCATCCATCACTTCCCATCATCGAGAAGCGATTTTCATAATATTTCTGGAGTTCTTGATTCACCAAGGCACTCCAGTGGCGGTTACAGGGTTCTTTTGCAACTCAATCTGAGCCTCCAAAGAAGCCTCTACAGCCGCTTTATCCACACCATTGGCCCATATCCATCCTAAGACTGTTTCTTTGGTCAGAGAGGAGTAGGGAATGGTTGCAGTGCCATCACTCCATGAACAAGTACTGTAAGTAGATGCGGAGTAATTGCCATCTGTTGCATTTGCTTGCCAATGTGCGGTAGTGACAAAACCATCAGAGGTTTGTCTATCCAATTGACTCACATTCCAAACGATTGTTGACATGGTTTATGCTCCTTCTAAAGCGGTTATACGAGCGGTGAGTTCTTGAATAGCTTTTACTAAAACTGGAATTGTGTCTTGATAAGACAAACCTAAAATTCCATCTTTTTCTGAAATTGCTTCTGGCAAATATTCTTGCCAATCTTGAGCAATCAAAAAACTACGGCTTATGCTTTCATCGTCTGTTTTATAACGCCCTCTTGTTGCGCGAACAGTTGAAAGAAATTCAATTGCCCCAGTAAATTGGTTGGTTAAAACTTTTTGGCTTTCATCAGAAGTTGCAATCCAAGAAGTTCCAGCATCAGCCATGTACATACCAACATTGTTCTGGTCATAAAACAAACCATTATTGGATGAATCAACTGCAAATATTCTGTATTTCCCTGCTGTTGCCGATGTATGCCTTACAAGATAAGCAATACCATTGCCACCTTGAGTTTGAATTCCAAGTTTAGAACCTATTACGCTTGTCGGCCCCACCAGCAAGTTACCGCTGGAGTCGAGGGTCAATACTCCCGTGCCGCTTTTCTGAACTTGAAATAAGTTTGATGTAACTGACGCATTGGTGTGGTTTAACACCATTATTGATTGATTAAACTCGCCAGCTTCAATATATGCGCCAGCAACGCCAGATGTAAAAGCGGCTTTTACATTAAGTCGGTATGCTGATGTAGAAGTTGTCCCAACACCCAAGTTACCGCTTGCATCAAGGGTCATTGCTTGGGTGAAGGAGATGGCGTTACCTGCTGTGCCAGATGCGGCTGTACGAAACCAATGTTGACCACCAGTTTGGACATGGTCAGACGCAACGCCTGTGGCTTTATAAATAAAGTTTGTGCCGTTGAAATAAGAATTGTTAGAAACAATTAAATTACCTGCGCCAGTAGTTGCTGAAATAGAGCCTGCATTTACCTCAAACGCTTTGTAGCCACCACCAAAAGCACTGGGCGTAACACCCAGCCCAAAGTTACCAGAGCTATCAAACCTTGCCACTTCCGCACCGCCTTCAGCAAAGGCAATGGTGTCAGCCGCAGGGAAGAAGATGCCTGTGTTGGTGTCGCCCGTTGTGGTGATTGCAGGGGCTGCCGCTGTTCCAGCATCAAAAGTTACAACGCCAGTTAGAGTTGGACTTGTCAGCGTCTTATTGGTCAGGGTGTCAGTGGTTGCCTTACCAACCAAAGTGTCAGTAGCCGCAGGAAGCGTCAAAGTGGTAGTACCAGCTACCGCAGTTGCTGTGACTGTAGTTGTCCCTGATGTGGTTCCAGCAAGAACAAGTGTTCCAGAACCTAGTGTTGAGGTTGCCATAATTTTCCTTTAAGGTGTTCCATTGGAGACAATGTTTGCAGAAGAGGTAATCAATCCAGTTGAAGACATTGATGCAATTGTCGTTGCCCCATACTTGAACAACAACTTTCCACCACTTTCTTCAATCGTGAAGTTTGTAGTCAAGAGTTTAGGGGTAGATGCCGCAGTTCCAGTAGTGTTCTGGTTGAATGTTGGGAATGAGGTCAAAGATGCCGCTGATCCATTAGGAGCCAACACATCAGTGCCAATCACCAATCCAAGATTAGTTCTTGCACCAGAGGTAGTAGTTGCACCTGTACCACCATTCAAAACCGCAACAGTACCCGTCACATTAGATGCTGTGCCAGTGGTGTTTTGGTTGAAAGTAGGGAAAGAGGTCAGACTTGCAGCCGAGCCACTTGGAGATAGAACATCTGTTCCTATGACCAGACCTAGATTGGTTCTGGCATCACCAGCAGTAGATGCGCCCGTACCACCATCAGCAACTGCTAAATCTGTGATACCCGTGATTGATCCACCAGTGATGGAAACATTGCTTGCCGCTTGGGTAGCAATTGTCCCAAGACCACCAATATCAGCAGTGGTCAGAGTAATAGCGCCAGTGCGCCCTGCAACTGAAGTCACAAGGTCAGTGTTATCAACTTTCTCCCAAGCAGTGCCATTAAATATGGCCCAATCGCCTTGCGTCCAAGTGGTAATGCCATTGAGATTGGTTGAGCCTGTTACAGAGACAACATAGTAATCTCCCTTTGTTCCTACGCTAGAAACAAGGGTTGGGGTGTTGGTTGATGCGTTCCAAGTGCCTTTGTAGTTTACAAATCCAGAC